TCCTGGATGTATCTTCTCAATGCGTCCAGCACGATCTCATCCAGCGTTTCCACCCGCATGGAGTGGGAGAAGCAGCGCTTTTCGTTCTTGTGCGCGGCGCACACATAGTACACATACTTCTTCTTGGCGGTGGGGACGGTTTTTCGTATCATGGCCCCGCCGCACTCGCCGCAGTAGACCATGCCGGAGAACAGCTCCACCGCCTTGCCGCTGACGCTGGTGCGCGTATCCAGGGCAAGCACCTTCTGAACGCTTTCAAAGTCATAGCGGTCAATGACCGGCTCATGGCAGTTCTCCACCACCGCCCATTCTTCGCGGGGCTTCACCACCAGCCGCTTCACCCGATAGCTGGGGGTGGTCACGCGCCCCTGCTCCAACACGCCGATGTAGACCGGATTTTTCAGAATCCGCAGCACCATCCCGGCGCTCCAAACAGAATCCGCTTTTACGCGGAACGCATTCGAGTAGCGCAGCCCAATGGACTGCTTGTACTCCATTGGCGTGGGAATGCCGGTCGCGGTCAGCCGGTCAGCGATATCAATCGCGCTGATACCTTCCAGCTTCCATCGGAAAATGTCCCGCACTACGTCGGCTGCATAGTCGTCCGCCACCAGCCGACGGTGGTCGTTCGGGTCTTTTTTGTACCCGAAAACAGCAAAGGAGCCGATGAAATCCCCGCGTCTGCGTTTGATTTCAAGCTGGCTCCGAATCTTGATGGAAATATCCCGGCAATATGCTTCATTGATCAGATTTTTGAACGGGACAATCAATTCATCGGATTCCGCATGGCTGTGCAGACTGTCATAATGGTCGTTAATTGCAATAAATCGGACGCCGAGGAACGGGAAAATGCGCTCGATATATTTCCCCGCGTCCAAGTGTTCCCTGCCGAAACGAGACAAGTCTTTGACCACAATACAGTTGATTTTGCCGGATTTGACCTCCGCCAGCATTTCCTGAAATGCTGGCCGCTCAAAAGCTGACGTTAGATAACGATACTTTTGAAAACACTGGAAAATCAAGGTTTTTCGAGCGACGGACAAGCAGGGTATTGTACTAAAAACTGAATACGACGCAGAAGCGGCGTTTCTTACTCTCTACATGGGAGAACAGGAACGCCGCTTTTTTCATGCCCTTTGTTACGCAGTAGGGGCAGAAAAAGCCTTGCTACAAGCGGTTTTCCGGGCGCGTATCTGGCGCGGAAAGGGATTTATACCTTATCCCCCGAAACCGCGCTTCTACTGCGTAACAAATCCAAAGCAAAGGAGCTATGAACTATGGCAGTTTTCAGAGTGGAACGGAACAAGGGCTACACCGTAATGAGCAACCACCACCTACGCAACAAGGAGCTTTCCCTAAAGGCAAAGGGGCTGTTGTCGCAAATGCTGTCACTCCCCGACGGTTATGTATCATTAGTATAAGAACACCTATAAAAAAGAGATGCGGGTAATTTGCCGCTCCTTGTCTACGTGTATTTCCTTTATCACGGAGCGCCAGAGGGTGCGCTTTTCCTCTCGCTCCAGGCCGTCATAGATTTTACGGAAGCCGGTTTCAAGGATCGCCTCGATTGCCTCAAAGTTGGGGCGTTCCTCCTCGGCGGAAGGGGCGGTGCGCTCGGCAAGCTGAGTGGTGTATAGTTCATAGTCCCGGCGGTATTCCTCCAAGTCGATCATTTCATTTACATACAGTTCTTTCAGGCGGGACAGTTTGCGGCGAATGGCGGCCCGGTCAACGGAGGCGGCGGCCTGCTTACGGCGGGCCTCCTTCACTTCCCATTCAAGGCGCTGCTTTTCCAGCTCGTCTCCAAGGAAAGTAAATAGCCATTCTTCAACGGCGGTTTCCCTAATCTGTTTCTTATGGCCGCAGGTTCGGCGGCTGTAGTGCTGCGGGCAGCGGTAATAAGGGCCGTAGCCGGTTTGAAGACCGGCCAGCCGGTGACCGCACTCGGCGCAGATCAGAAGGGACGTAAAGAGGAACACGCGCCCGGTAGGGTTCGCCTTTGTGTTATTGGATAGGAGCTTTTGTACATCGTCGTATAGATCACGGGGGACGATGGGAGGGCAGAAGTTGGGGTTTACGCGCCCGTTACTTTCATAGTGGCCGATATAGAGCGTCTGGCAGAGGTTCCGGCGGCAACGGATGTTGTCCCAGTTCAGGCCGTAAGTCAGCTGAATATAGGCGGCGGTGGCACGGACAGAAACAGAGGAACGGTAATGCTCGAAAGCATCAAGAATGATTGCCGCGTCCTGCGGTACAATCTCCAGGCGCTTTTCCTTGTTAATCCGGTAGCCAAAAGGTATTTTACCAGAGACAACCGTGCCGTGTTTTACCTTGCTGTCAAGGACCACGCCAATCCTCTCCCCACAAAGGTCCGCCTCATTCTGCGCAATGGAGAGCCGGAGGTTGATGTACAGCCGCCCGCCAGCCGTGGTAGTGTCGTACTGCTCCTGGGTGGTCAGCCAGCCGCAGTTGTGGGCGTCCAAAATCTCCATGACCTTGTAATAGTCGGCCACAGAACGAAACCAGCGGTCCAGGCGGGTAAACAAAATCAGGTCAACCTTGTCCTGTTTCACGTCCTCCAGCATCCGCAGGAAGTTGGTACGCTTATACATTCGCTTCCGGGCGGTCTTTGCCGCGTCAATGTAGGTGCCGACGATCTCCCAGCCCCGTTCCCTGGCGTACTCCTCCAGGTTTTCCTGCTGGGCCTCCAGAGACAGGCCCTTGATCGCCTGCTCCTGGCCGCTGACACGGATATACAGATCAACGCGCAGCGGTGCCGCCGTCTCTTTTTTTGCTCATAATAAATCCTGCCCCCTCAAAAATGGTTGCATTTAACCAGGGGCAGGTGTTATAATATCACTGTTCAGGTGGATATTATCGGGCCTGCCCCGGTATGTTTCACTCCCCGCCCCCGGTGCTGGTAACACTGGGGGCGGATTTTTATTTCATGGATTCAAAGGTTTCCTTCATGATCTGCGTTTGCAGTTCAAAAAGGGCCTGCAACTGCTTATCCAGCGCCGCTTGAAATTCGGGGAGCAGATCACGGTATTTTTCGATATGCCGGATTTCCTCTGTTGAAAGTTCGTACTGCATACGGCGTCCTCCAATCAAAACGTGCGGTAGAAAATGTCGTCCAGGGAAATGTCCAGATCGTCAAACAGACTGCACTTGAAATGGGTTTCCAAAGCGGCCCGCTCTTCCTCGGACATTTTCGCAAGCTCCCAGTCAGGACGCAGGGCGTAAATGTCATGAAGGACGAACTCAATCCCATCGGTGCGGTAGACCTCCACAGTCTTGTCGCCGGGACTAACAAGCCAGTATTCCCGGACGCCACAGCGGGCGTACACTTCTTTCTTGTGGGTCTTATCATTCCTCGCCGTGCTGGGGGAAAGGACCTCCACCACCAGATCAGGAGCGCCGTGGATTCCGTCTGATTTGATTTTGTCAGTGTCGCAGACCACCATCATGTCCGGCACAAAGTGGTCCTCGTCCGTCAGGTATACGGTGGTGCCGTCAGCGATGGGAGTGCATTTTTTCCCGCGCAGGTAATGCGCAAAAAGATAGTAGATGTTGCCGGAGACGAACGTGTGATTTGTGGAGGCGGGGGCCATCATTACTACCTTGCCGCCAATCAGTTCCGTGCGCCGTTCCTCCTGATATGCCAGGTTATCGCTCATACACAATACTCCTTTCTTTTGCCCGGTGAGGTTCACGCCTTGCCGGGCTTATTTTTTGAATGGTAAGTTAATGATTTTGCAGTATGAAGGTGTCAAGCCAGATTTCCTTCTTGCTTCAAATACTTGTCATGTTTCAGCATTTGCTTAATTTCCCCGCGAATTTCTCCTTGATCGCAAGCATCCAGTTGGACATACATTGAGAACGTATCACTGATTGTTTCACCATACACAGATTTAATTTGTTCTACTATTGCAGATTCTGGAGAAGGATTTGCTTGTGACTTTTCTCTGTTGGATAGCGGTTTGGATAGCTGGATTGCACCACCAGCCGCCAAAACGCTTTCTTTTTCTTCGTCAGTCTGAATATGAACTTTTCAAGGTACACGCCGCCGCTACAGCCGCCCCGGCAGGACCGGTTCCGGCTCTGTCATACGCAGCCGGGCGGCGGTGTCCAGGTATTCCCGGCCCTTCTCGGTCTTGGACAGACGCCAGACCACCCCATCATGGAGCAGCAGAAAGAACGTAAATACATCCAAATCCTCTACCTGGGGCATGGACACACCGGCGTAGTCGGCCACAAATTTATAATCCAGGGTTCCAATGGGCTCCAGTCCCCCGCCATCCTCCCCGGACGGACAGTGGGGGACGCTCAGTTTGGGTCGCTGTCCCGCTCCTGCTTGAGCCAGGCCAGATACCCCTGGAGCAGGGCTGATACCTGGTCGATGGTCAGGGTATCCTCCACCTGTTTGGGGGAAATCTTGACCTGATACCGGTTTTTGCTTAAAATCCGGGCCACCAGAGGGGTAAAGTCCTCATAGGCTCCCGTATCTCCCTGGGTCACACTGCGGGACAGACGCACCAATTCGTTGAGGGTGCGCAGCTTCAGCGGCTCCAGCTGGAGCACCCGCCCGCCGAACCGGACCGGGTAATACCGGGTACGCACATGGGCAATATCGAACATCAAGCGCCTCCCTCCACCGGATCGTCGGGCTCATCCAGCTCCACCAGGGTACCGGTGCCGTCCATGGGCTGGGCGGCGAACGTCAGGTCCACAATGGTTTCCTTGTCCTTCAAAAAGCCCAGGGAAAAGCCGCTGGTATTCACCCCCACAATGGTAGCCCGGAGCTTATATCCAGGGTCCGCCGTGGAAGCATGGAGAAAGCGCACGATATAGCTTTTGCCGTCGGCATTGGCCACGCCGCCGATTTTCGTCACCCGTCTTTTCTTCTGGGCTGTGGCGGGCTCCACCCGCGCCGTGGGGGCGGAGAAGGCTGCAAAGCTCATATTGGGGGCCAGCAGTCCCGACTTGAAGGTGACTTCCTCCGCCGTCAGCAGGGCCTCCTTCACGGTTCCCAGGTCGTCCTCCACCGTGTAAAAGGTGGGCTTGTATTCCAGGGTGGCCCCGCCGGAAATCACGCCGATTTTGTTTTCCTCCACCTCCAGCACACTGTCCTCCGGGATGGTCCCGGTATACTCCATAAGATACATGTGGCCAGAGCCCAGGATAAACCGTTTTTTATTCACTGTTCAGCACCTCGATTGCCTCAAATTCAAATACTGTCTCATGTAAACCCTGCTCCGGCAGGGGGACCCGCTCCAGGGTGTAGTCCGCCCCTATCCGGTCCAGCACCCGCCGGATACTCCCCTCGGCCGCCAAATCCGCCCGCCGGGACCAGAGCTCCAGCCGGACCATGTGCCAGTCGGCCAGCCGGGATAAATCGCCCCCCAGCCCCCGGTCTCTGGGCACCTGGATAACTACATGAGGCAGAGACAGGGGCGCAGGCGTATCTGCCCAATCCCGGTACACCGTCAAACCGCTCTCCAGCAGCAGCTGGTATAACTCCGCTTGATTCACCGCGTCAGCTCCTTCTCCGTTTCCTCCGGCAGCATCCGCAGGGCCAGCTTCTCACCATAGGCAATGTGGGGATAACCCCGCGTCCAGCTCCCGTCCTGGTTCAAGTGACCATGCTCCAGCAGGTGTGTCAGCCGCCATTGTCCACCCTTGGCATACCAGGTCTTGCCGTAGGTTCCGGCGCCTTTGCTGCCCTTCTTCCGCAGAGCGAACGCCCGCCGGTAGTCTCCTGTCCGGTCCCGAAAGGTGATATGCCGCCGGATTTCCTTATCGACAGCCTTGGCGGTGGTATCCACCGCCCGCTTTACGCCCTCGTAGACCTCAGTGGAGTATTCCTCCAGCACAGCGGACAGGGCGCTGTCCAGCTGGGACGGCGAAATCCCTTTTCCCACAAATCACCTCCCCGGCATGTTCCGCTGAACCTTGACCTCCAGCCAAGCGTGCCGGTTTTCCACGTCATTGACAGATATCACCTCGAAATAGACCTGGTCCCCCCGCCTGCACAGGAGGCAGGTGGGGGTAATATAGGGCGTATACCGCAGGGTGAGGGTGGCGGGCTCCTGAACCTGGGCCTGCCGGGCGGCATAGACCTCGTTTCCGTAGGCGTTCACCCACTTGCACCAGAACCGCCGCCCCCGCTCCAGCAGGCCCGATATGTCGCAGCTTCGGTTGCCGATGCTGTCTGTCTCCTGGGGCAGCTCCGCCCGGTCCAGCACATAAATCCGCGTTCTCAGCTCCCCGGCGCTGGCCTGTCTCGCCATTATGTCACCTCATTTCTGGTCAGCTTCAGCTGATTGAGCATCCGCCGGAACACCGGGTTTTCTGCCGCCTGTCCGGTGTTCAGCAGGGCCTCCCGGCGGTCGTAGGCGTCCAGAACCAGGTAATTGACGCACAAATCATACTGCGCCCGCCGGGGGGAGCCCTCTGGGGGCTCGGCCACCCCGGCGGCGGAGAGGTACCCTGCCGCGCTGTCAAAGAGCAGCTCCAGCACCTCCCGTTCCCACCCGTCCGCCTCTTCTATCCGGCAGTAGGCCAGCAGCCCCGCCAACCGCGCCTCGCTCAGAGCCATACTCAGCCGCCAGCGGCCAGCGCAGCCTGAAACCCGGCGGCGGGGTCCATCTCCACCGCGTCCAGGCGGCAGATAGCCCGCAGCTCCATGCTGTCGGTGGCCCAGGCGTCGCCGCCCACGTCGGTGGTGGCCAGCTCGATACCCTTCCGCACGAACAGGGTCCCCAGGGCCTTGAAATTGCCCACATACAGGGGGATGCTCCCCTCTCCGCCGGGAAGCTCCGTGTCGTCGCCATACACCACCTGCCGTCCCCGGTAGCGCAGCACCTGGGGGTCGGCGGGGTTGGGGACCAGCAGAGGCCGGCCGTTCTTGTCCTCCCAGCCGTCCATTTCCGCGTAACCGCTCTGGTTGGTCAGCAGGACGGCCCGGCGGCTGTGGGCGGTGTTGAGCTTGGCGATCAGGGCCTTGCGCAGCAGCTTGTCCTCCTGCCCGGCGGTCAGGGCGGCGGAGGCCAGCCCCTCCAGAAACGCCAGCAGCAGACTGTTCTTGGTCAGGATGTATTTGGGCGCAAACCACGCCGCCGCGTAGGCCAGCAGCCCCGCCGCGTTGTCCTCCAGCAGCTCGTTGGAAATCGGCAGGCGCTCGGCATACTTCTCCACCGCGTAATCCACCCGCCGGAATTTGGGCTGGTCCTCCCGGCCGATGGTCCCCATCTCCGCCACCTTGGGGAGCTTTTTGGGAAGGCCGTCCTCCACCACCCGCCAGCCGCTCAGGGTGGTCACCGTCTCCACGGTAAACAGGGCGGACAGGTCCAGATAGTCCTTTTCCAGGCGGTGGATTTGATGGTCAAAGTCAATGGGGGCCAAGAAGCCGCCGTCGGCCCCGGCGGGGGTCCCGCCGCTCTCGGTGAGGGCCTTATACAGGGGGGCAAGGTCCTCCACCCCGGCGCACTTTTTCACCTGTGCGCCCCGGCGCATGGCCTTGGCAAAGGCCCGGGCATACTCTCCGCTGGCCCGCAGCTCATCCACCGCCGCCGTTTTCCGGGCCTCATCCTTCTGCCGCGCCTGGGCGGCGGCCAGGGCCTTGAGGCCCCCCTCGCCGTCCTCGAACCGGCCTTCCTCGGCCAGCTGCTTTTCGGCGGCGTTGATTTCCCCATTGAGCTGGTCGATTTCCGCCATTTTGGCCCCGTGGCCCTCCAGGTCCTTCTTGGCCAGCAGCCCCTTGCCTTCCTCCACCAGCTGGGCGCGCTTGTGCTTGAGCTCGTACAATTCTTCTCTCGTCATGGGATACCTCCAATATTTGATTGATGTCCTTGCCCTTCCTTCCGGTTCTGTGTTATAATGGGGGAAACCACCACGCGGATAAACCAGGAGGAAAGGAAATGGATATCGTTATGACAGACAAACAGTTTAAGACGATTTTGGAAATGGTGGACATGATACTGGACGGGTGCAAGGACCTGGACGAGGCCAAGCGCAAGGTCCAAAAGCTCATTGAAAACCAGGGCGGGAAAAAAGAGGATTAGGCGGAGCCGGGGAGTAAATCCCCGGTTTTTTATGTGCCGTACCGCTTTTCCTCCAGGGCCTGCCGGGCCTGGGCCAGACAGAGCGCCTCTTCCTCCATGGCGGGTCCCTGTTCGCCGCCGTACTCCTTGACCACCCCGGCTTTCGGCTGGGCGGGCACGGCCACAAAGGACACCTCATAGGCGTCTCTGGCCCCGTCCAGGTCCACATGACACGTCTGCCCGCCGTAGACCGCCCCAGGCCGGTGGGGACAGCTGGTTTTGCCCTTGTCCGCCCCGCAGATAGAGCACAGGGCCCGCTCCACCGCGCAGCCCACGGAGACCTCCCGCAGAATCCCGCCCTCAATGGCGGCAATGACGGCTTCCGTCTCCCCGGTGCGGAGCATGTAGGCCCGCAGCACCAGCCGGTGGACGCCCTTTTCTTCCTCAACCGCCCCGGCGTACACCCGCGCGGTCTGCCCCTTGGCGCTCCACTGGTGGTCCATGAGCACCGTCCGGCCCACAAACCGCTCCGCCAGCCCCTCCAGCGCGGCCAGAGTAAACCGCTCATGGTCCCGGTCCACCTGGTCGTCGCAGGCGGCCAGCCGGAAGGCAAACACCTCTTCCGCCTTCAATTCCCGCAAAGCCTGCCGGTTGATAAGCTCCAAATCCCCCGCAGTCTCCGCCTGCTTGCACACATAGGCGGCTTTTCGGATTTCATTCACGTTCTCTCACCTCCCTTCGTTACAACAAAAAACCCGTCAGTCCATAGTCAGACTGACGGGTTCCTGTATGACGCTTACCATCCTTGGCGCTGGGTGTGACAGAACGACCAAAAGCAAAAATTCTCCGCCCATTTCTGGACGGAGAATTTCAAAAACTTGTTGCCGGCCTTTCACTCTCTGGGGCGCGGGGCTGGCCGCCCAGCCCCTGTCCCCTCGCTGTCAAGACTGCTCCAGACCCTTGACGTAGGCCGTCAGCAGTTCTTTCAGTTCTGCCGTGGTATAGGTTTTGTCCGGATTCTTTTCGATAATCTGGAGCAAATCATATACCGTGGATTTTTGGAACATGAGGATTTCCTTTTCTGTAGACATTTGTGGAACCTCCTTTCCTGCGGTAATTTTATTATATCGTGGGCAGCCCCCATGGTCAAGAGCTTTCCACCCAAAAATTTTCTCCGTCAGTCTCACTATGAACTTGTCAAGGTACAAATGTTGGCCCAGACTGTCGAAAAACCGCTTTGACCAGAGGATTCGGAGGGAAAGATAGTGTGAAAGAAAACCGTCAGGGTTTTCTTTCCCGTCGGAATCACAAAATTTCGGAACTTGTGTAACAAGTTTTGAAATTTTCCTCAGCTTGGCGGGAAAGTCCGCAGGACTTTTTCGACAAGCTGTGCAAGGGAAAGGGGGGACCCTTTCCCGCAGGCCGGGGTAGTATGGAGGGGAAGG